TGTAAAGGTATTACTATATGTCTGTGCAGCATTAATAACATTGTTAACTTGAAGGTTCTGATCATTAACATCAGTGAATGTTACGTTGGAATCTTTGGAGAATCCAAATCCTCCATTTGCTAATTCAAAATCTACAAGTCCTGTAGCAGCTGATATTGATGTTACTCTAGCTCTACCTTGCTTTCCTGATGATGCTAAAATGTCAAATGTATCACCTATTTTATTATCACTACCACCCAATGTTATTTCAATATCGGATAATGATCCAGTAACAACCGGCATATCATCTTGAATACCATCAGAGGATTTTGCTACTATTTCACCTCTAATAAAGTTGCCTCTTAGATTTGATAGTGTTAGTACGTGTACTTTTACTTTATTGAGTAGCTTTGTAGATATACTTTCAACGAATGCTTTTGCTCCACTTGAAGCACCTACGACCTCTAATCCTTCTAACTCTATGAGTTTGTTAAGATCGCTTGCATATGTTTCTATGTATCTAGGTAATTTAAAATCAGAAGCTGATGGCTTTAAGACATCATCACTTGGATATTTTATTTCTGCACTTTCATCAAATAACAGTCTGAATAAAAGCTGTACTGCTCTGGGTGTACCTTTTGCTCTGTAGAAGTCCATGATGTTTTTGATAGTAAGTCTATCATCAGCTTTTACTAGCCCAGGCAATTGGCTAAGATACGTAGCCTTAAAATGTTCTAAAAACTGTCCTGTTGTTGAATCTATATCATTATATTGTAGTAAATTTCTAGAAACGTCTAATGTATTATTATCTTGTTGAAGGTATTCATAGTATGCCCTAATAAATTCTTGGAATATCTGTCCTTCTTCTGAATAGAAGGCTGGGAATTGTTCCTTGACAAATAATGAAATATTGTCTTCAATCTCACGCATTACACTCTCTCTTGTATAATGTTTATTCGTGGAGTATTATTATAGCTTAGAATTATATTCTTATCTGATCTGATTGTTTGAGTGTCAGGATTTGCAGTAACAGTTATACCTGCTCCTGAATAAGAAGAGACTGTTAATCCTGTTATGTTTACTACACCCAATGCATAATCTACAGTACCTATCTTAGGTTCCACTATTTGAATTTCACCACTTGCTTGTTTTACTATCTGCATTACACCAACACCATTGTCTCTTAATGAACAGTTAGTAATTGTTTTATATGTGAATGGTGTAGACTTGACTGGTGATGATCCATCAACATATGTTGAATCTGCCTGAGGAATTTCTTGAACTATGGGATTATTAAAGTTCAATACAAAGCTATTTGCACTATCCAATGTAGGCACTATAATTTTTTCCAGCTCAATAGTTGTTTCATTATTTAAAATTGCTGCATCTGCATCATCAATCTCTCTAGTTAATTTAGATTTTCTCAAGCTGCTGTTGAATTTATTAATGTTATTTGATGCAAAATTAGTTATTGTTGTTATTACATCTGACTTAATGTCTAGGTCAGACTTCGCAGTTATATTGGGATTGTACCTTATATTAGTTGTAATGTCAACAAATAAAAACTCTGGATCTACTACTTTAGGTACAGTAGACAGTGGAGATCTTAATCTTAAGAAGTCTTCAATATCTTTTTTACGACTGTCTGGAATACCATCAGCATTTTTCAAATCTACTGATACTATTACTTTTCCAAATTCTGGAGGTGTTGTTTCTTCGCCACCATAAACATTGATTGTTTCTATATCATTAAAGTTTTGTAAAAGAAGTGTTTTATAATCACTGACTGTAACTGTCCTATCTTGTATTGATATGGATCTTGGAGCATTGACCTTTATCTGATCTATTGATTCTCCTTCACTTCCACCTTTTGCAGAAGATACTAATGATATTGTGTTGTTGGATAATGCTGCATCCTCATCAACTAAAGTAAATGTATTAGCTCCGTTTGGTTCTATTCCTGCTGACTTTCTATAGATAGCTTCAATTACATTGCCGTTAATGGGAGTTCTTCCAATTACATTATCACCAAACTGTAGTTCATATCTCTGCCCTGTAGATGGTACTACGAAATATACATTTGATGAGCCATCAAGTCCAATTGAAGATATTGATTGTACATATTCAGCATTAGTTGTATCATTACTAGATGTTAATATTCTTACAGATAAGCTATCTACATCTATTTCTTTATTGGAAAGAATAAATTTTTGATCTGTGTTGCTTGTAGCTACGGTAAAATATTCTGTAACTATGTCCCCTTCAAATATCTCTACATTGGATGCAGTGTATAAACCACCTGCATCAGATGAAATTGTTATTCTTTCATTAGTTGTAAACGTATATGTGTTTGATTCTACTTGAGTAGAAAACCTTGAATGCTTTGGTAGTGTGATATTTGGTGGTGTTCCTGTTGGTGATATGTCTATATCAATCACAGCTTTTGATGATGTATATGACCCTGGTAAGTAATTTAATGTTTTTGCATGTGATACTACGCTATCTCTTAGTTGAGCGCTATCAATAAATCCTTCTGCAGCAACCATGTTTAGATAAAAGTTCTGCATATATGTGTTATATGAAAGTACATCTAACATTACATTGAGGTTAGATCCCTCAAAATCAAAGTCTTTAAACACTTCCTGAGATCTAAGATACCCCTTAAGGTTGCTCTTAATATCTGAAAAATCTATATTTGCTACTGATAAGCTGCTATTTGCCATTATCTTACTCTCTCTAGTTCTAGTTCCAAAGTCTGTGCTGTGGGACTATTTATTAAGTTGAACATAACACTAACGTACATATAGTTATTATCTGGCGATGATGATATATCAATGTTAATTAGCTGAGCTCTTGGCTCGTATTGTTCTATTGTTTGTTCTATTGTTTGTTTGGCTACTGTTTTTGATTGAGGAGTAAAGTTTTCAAAAAGTAATGATCTTATTTTACATCCTATATTAGGTTGAAATAATCTTTCACCCTTGTCAGTAAGTACTAAATTTTTTATTGATTGTTTTACTGAGTCAGCATCATTCTTGAGTGACAGGTCTCCCGTTGGCGGATGTATTGCAAAACTGTTATTAAAATCTGTAAATATAGCCATAACTTTATTTATCTACCCCTCAACTACCTTTTATCTTACTGCTGCTAAATATAACACGATCAGGTCTTTCACCTTTTATTACTAGATTAGGAATCTGTAAAATTAAATCAATTGTTTCTGGATAGTTACTGAAGTAGGTTCTTTCATGTATCTCTTCCCAGCTGATAACAGGTTTAGTTGGTTCCTTTAGTATTAGCTCAGCTTTAAATAATTTGTCGTCTCTTATATATTCCCAATTGCTATATCTTAGTTCGTTGTATAATGTGTCTTTATTATTCCTTCTAACAATTACAATGTTTCTTCTTTTTAAAACTTTTATCTTTTCTTTGTTCTTGTCGCTTGTTCTGAATACGCCAATAAGGTCTCTTGCCTTTTGTCTGTTTTCATAAAACTCTGCTTGTCTGTCTAATACTTTAGCTAGCAAAGGTCTTATTGCTTGAATGTCAGCAGTGAATTCTTTTTCAATTTTCTGAGCTTCTTCAGTATCTGGATTAAGAACTACGTTTTCAGCATTCTCTAGTTTGTCTGCTGGTGCTGGTTCTTTTTTTGGTGGTGGTGCATTATTAGCCTTTACAGGTTCTTCTATTGGCTCACTGTCTGCAGCAGGTGCTTTTGTTGGGACACCTTTCTTTATAGTGTTGCCGTCTTTGTCTAAATCTAAATTTGGAACACCTGTACATATCTTATCTAATACTGCTGATGGATCTGTTCCTGGTAGAGTTACTGACGGCAACTCTCCTAAAAGATCCTTTACGCCACTTAAGTCTCCTGTTGCTAATGCAGCTAGTCCTCCACTTATATTTGAACTACCTGAAAGTGATAAGCCACTGGCTTGGTCTTTTAAATTTGAAAATGAAGAAGCTAGTCCTGCTACCGCACTTGGATCTACTCCAACACCTTCAAGCATTTTGTCAACGTCAATAGTATCACCAAAGTTCTTCTTCATACTTTCTAGCTCAGATAAGAATGCTCCAGGATCATTAACACTACTCATCATCTTAGTCATCTGAGCTTGTAGGTTAGCTTTTGGAAGTTCTATTTCTGGAACTGCTAAATTAACTTTATCTGCTATTCCATCAGTCAATCCAGTCAAGCTATCTTTTAATCCAGCTATTCCATCTGCAATGCCTCCAGCAGCATCACCTATAAAGCTATCTGCTACAGTATCCATTGCTCCACTGATTTGTGAATCTAAATCTAATGATGCTTTTGATGGTCCACAGTTACTCATTATGCTTCATCCGCTACTGACGTTTGTTTATTATTTGGTCCATCACCATCATCAGCCGTTCCACCTGTTTGTTTGTGTTTGTGTGCTGCTAATGTAGGACTATTACCTGCATCAGTAGAAACATCACCGACTGAATGTGTTGTACCTGTTATTGTTAAGTTGTTATTAAATGTTGAATGACCAGCTGCCGTGATTGCTTGAGTGCTACCTACATTTATATGTTGAGCAGCATCAGTCTCAACGGTTTGATCACCAACAGACTTTAGTTTCATTTTACCTAGTGCAGCAATATTAAGATCTCCACCAGCTGCAATGTTCAAGTTGTTGGCACCAAGCAAGGTGTAGTTGTCGGGTAAGATATGAGTTGCCTTGCTTAGGTTTGTTCTTGATTCTTCTCCTGTTACTGTTTTGGTAAACAATCCTTTAATGCTGTCTACAAAATTTCCAACAGTCGTTAGTGTTACATTTTTTGAAACTCTTTCACTTTTGTTTCCATTGATTTGTATTGATTGATCACTGTTAATTTCTTTTGCTTCGTTGCCAGCAATCTTTTGTACTACATCTCCTCTTACAGTTAGCATGTAGTCTCCATCTATCTCTTCTATCTTGTTTCCTTTTATAAGTGTTCTTGCATCACCATTAATTGTAATGTTCACACTTCCTTTAATAAATATATCTTTATCTCCAAACACAGCTTCATAATCAGTTCCAACAACCTTGGTCATTCTATCGCCTTTAGGTTGAATTTCTTGGAATGTTCCAGATGTGTGGAAGATATGTATTCTTTCTGCCTTAGGTGTATCATCAACTTCAAATACATGACCCGCTTCAGTGAACCACGAATGGTTTAATGGATAAGATGACTTAGGTACTCCAACTGGAAAGTCGCTACCCTGTCCTCCAAACCTTGGATGAGGTTCTTTCCAGGTCGTTCTTTTATAGTACGCATCATCTTTATCAGCTAGAACACTATCAACTTTTGATGCTTTTGCAGATTCTATTGTTCCTAATGTTTCTTTATTGCTTCTTTTTGATAATAAATTAACGTGTGATTCGGCATTGTTTCGTGATAATCTTGATACTGATGACTCATTAAGATTAGATACAGAGCTGTCATCTAGTGGATATACTTCATTTATATGGTCAGAAAATCCATATCCAGATGGTAGTTGAGATGGTTTACCTGCAATAGATCCAATAACTAATGGCTGTTGAAACTCTCCTTCATCTAAAAAGACGCCGTATACCCACGATCCTTCTACTATTCCTGTTGGTGATCTTCCTATACCACTCATACCAGCAGACGTTATTGGTTGAACAACCATTGCCCACGGCAAGTCATCAGTAGGCAATACTGACGTATCATCAGTATGTATTGAGTATACTCTTACTTTGAGTCTTCCTATTTGTTCTGGATCATTCCTGTCTTCAACAACTCCAATGAAGTTACGGAAGTTTGAGAATGCTGATTCACCTGTTTGCATTATTTGTTCACCACTATGTTTTTACTTAAGTCTTCTACATTAGCATTATAGCTTTCTTTATTAAGAATCAAGTTTGTTCTATAACTACCTTTGCCCAATAAATGTTTTACCTGTGTTACAAGATACTTACCTGATACCTTTGGCTCTTGTTGCTTATTATCTGTTTTACCTGCTAATTCTAATATATCAAGATTTATAACTTTACCAACACTCATATTTGAATTGCCAGGTATGACTGCTTTAGTCTCTACTTGAGATAAGCAATCAAAGTAAAACTTTCTTCTAGGAATTAATTGAGCTCTTTTATCATCCTTTTCATTTTGTACTTTGTTTATCCACTGAGTGCTGTTTATTACATTAAGACTTTCATCTATGATTGCTTTAGAATCTAATGACATTGATGGCTTATCAAGGTGTGTAAAAGTTGCAAAGTCTTCTTTTATTCTTACATCCGAAGTGTTTACTCTTTGGTTAAAAAGATCTACTTCCTTAACAGCATTTGCATATGCACCTGATTTTATTTTTTGAAGAACGTCTTTGTTTGATGATAGTTCTAAGAATTCAATGTTTTTATTTGGATCATCATCACCAGTCTGTATATTTGCTACTGGCTGATACCTAAAATCAAGTGCATTGTCTCTTTCTTCAAAAATAATTCTTTCTAAGTTCTTAAACTTATATCCGTCTACATCTTCATAAAAAACAAACAATGAAGCTCTATACTTAGAATCATATGCTCTTCTTCTTAGGAAATCAAATGTTTCAAAAGGAGTCATACCAGGAACAATGTATGTGTATGTTCCAGATGATTCATGAACGTCTAACTTTCTTTTGCTTCCTAACTTGCCAAATACGTTTTCAACAGCTTTATGAATAGGCATTTTAAACGATTGATTTATATCCATTGTTGCTTGAGTATAATGTTCTGGGGTAACTCCATGTAGTCTGTATAACTTGATGTCTGATTTTTGCGGGTCAATGTTAATGTCTACTTTAAATATTCTGAATGTCAGATATATCTCTCTGTCACTTTCCTTTAAACCTTTGAACTTTAATTCAAATGTTTCAGTTCCATCAAAATCTATTACGCCTAAATTATCAACAGAATCCAATACGTCCATTGTACATGCAATGGACGGGCTGAATATATCCTCTGTTATAGATATATTGTCATACGAATTTGTAATGTCTACTACGCCTTTAGGATAGTTGATCTTTACAAGATCGAGTAATTCGTATTGATTAGATTGGGGATTCGACATTAAACACTCTCTATCATAGCTTCTCTTAACTTAGCATATGCTTGACTTGCTAGTCTTGTATCTATCAATTTAATTGATCTTTTAGATTCATTTTTTTCATCTTCAAAATCATATGCATTTATAGCTGTATAGTCAGAGCTCTGTATTTTTTGCATAGTTGCATTTAGATCAAATGTTTCTTTAGTAATAAGGGTTCCCTTTGTATTGTGTTTGTAATGGAGTATAGTACTTTTAGCTATTGCATTAGATCCATATTTTATGTTTAGTAATTCTTTTAGCTGTGACTGAGTTAATGGCCAGTCGTGGTATGGATCTACTATATCATTTGCTAGGAAAATTAGCCACACAAAATTTGACTCGCCATAATATGCGCTTGCAACTTGGTCTGGTCTTTCTCCATCCTTTACTACATAATCATAAACCACGTTAGGATTGTTTAATATAAATTCCTTTACCTTTGGTCTTGCTATCAAATTGGTAGCTACCTTTGTACCATACTCAATAGATGGTATGTTTGAAAAATATCCTTTTATAGCCATTATTTTTCTCCTATACTATCGTAGTCTTCTTTTGTCCATATTTCTGTTTCTTGGAATCCAAGGGTCAATTCTACTGCACCTGGTGCACCAGTACCAGCAAACAATATAGTTCCTTCTGTTTGATAGTTTACTTCTAGACTTGTTATTGCTGCTCTTTTA